AAGCAAGGCTCCATCGTTTCCGGTGTTGACTTGTACATCTCTGACTTCGGTGAGCACGAGATTGTGCCTAACCGCTTCATGCGCGATCAGAACATTCTGGTTCTGGATATGGACTATTGGACTGTGGCTTCCTTGCGCGGCTTCCAAGCGTTCGATCTGGCGAAGACTGGTGACAGCAATAAGAAGCAAATCCTTACCGAACTGACGCTTGTCTCCAACAACGAGAAGGCATCCGGCAAGGTAACTGACATCAATCCAGCGTTGTAATGATTGAGGGGGAGGGGAGCAATCCTCTCCCTTTTTTATGGATAAAAGAGTCCTAGACTACGACCCGCTAAGCAAGATCATCACATGGTTTGCTTACGACGATGACACTGACACGACTTACATCGAATACACAGGCGGTGATGCTAGGCAAAAGGCCGAGCAGTCACAAACGCTACAGAATGACGAGAACTACACCAAGATAGGTCTCAAGAACAGCATGGTTCACTATGCCCACATCAGCGATGAGCAGTTGCTCCGCTGGCATTGCATGGGGATCGACATCAAGGACAAGAGCGAACTATTCCGCATGGTCAATAAACCAGAATACAGCAAGCTCAAGACCACGACCTTAGTACACAAGCCCAAGGGCTAAATGGCAAACATCCTGGACGCGATCCGTTATGTAGAGAACGGTGAGCCGGACGAGGCACTGAGAATCGCCTCACAGATACTGAATGACGAACCTGAACAGGTAGATGCTATCTGCGTAGCAGGACAGGCGCTGCTGAATGCCGAGCGGTATGGGTTAGCTTATAACTTGTACAAGAGAGCACTAGAGTTAAGACCTGACATCTCAGGCATATGGAACAACATTGGCCTAGTTTGCATGAAGATGATGCGGGACGATGAGGCCAGAAAGTACCTGACACGCTCCCTTAATATGGAGCCAGATAATACGGCGGCATTGAATAACATGGCGCTGATAGAAGTAAATAATGGTAATCCTCAAGGCGCTGTCGTATTGGGGAATAAATCGCTATCCATCAATCCTGACCAGTCCGATGTGAGAGAGACGCTAGGTTATGCGAATCTCATGCTAGGTAATTGGGAAGCAGGGTGGGAAGGGTACGAAGCGATGGTGGGGACGGAGAAACATAGAACCTTCCCGCCGCGTAAAGATAAGCCCTATTGGGATGGAGCTAGGGGATTGACCCTGAATATCCGTGGGGAGCAGGGGATCGGGGACGAAATATCCTTTTCCTCGATGATTCCTGACGTATCCCGTGAGAACAAGGTGATTCTGGAGTGCGATGCAAGGCTCTATGGCCTGTTCAATCGCAGTTTTCCTGATATCACTGTGTATCCAACCCGCTTTGAGAAGACTCCTGAGTGGGTAGATAGTCAAGATTTCGACGCATGGTGCTTGATTGGCTCGCTTGGCTGGCATTACAGGGTGAAAAGTAGTGATTTTAGTGGTATTCCGTACCTGAAAGCCTGTCCAGAGCGCAAAAGTCACTGGAAAGCAGAGTTATCTAAGCTAGGAAACAGGAAAAAGGTCGGGATCGCGTGGAATGGTGGCCTGAAAGACACGTTCAAGGAGCGCAGAAGCCTGGATTTAGAGCAATTGCTACCGATCCTCTCTCAAGACTGCACGTTTATCAGCCTTGAGTACAAAACACCCCATGAATTAGCGGATTTTGAGCAGGAATACGGGATCAAGATATACCACTTCCCAGAAGCGACAGAATCCAAGGACTACGACGACACAGCAGCACTGGTAGACGAGCTAGACCTCGTTATCTCGGTGCAAACCGCTGTCGTTCACCTAGCAGGGGCGTTAGGGAAGCCTTGCTGGACACTCATCCCGAACAAACCTAACTGGAGATACGCTACGCCGCGTTTCATGTGGGCTAACAGCGTAGAGCTGTTTAGGCAGGGTAAGACATGGGGCGAGCCGATTAAATGCGTTACAGAGCGATTGCAGAGGTTTATTGATGGGTCTAGGTGACTGGATCATGGCGACCGCAGACGCCAAGGAAGTGAACGAGCGTCACGGTGTGCGTGTGGTGTTTGGCGATGGGGTCAACAAGTTCTACGACGAAGTATTCGAGGGTAATCCAAGGATCGCAAAGGAACTGAGACCTAATGAGCGTTTTGCTTGGGTCAAGAATTACCCTGGACACAGACCGTACATCAAGCAGATCCACAAAGGTCACTTTGAGTTTCATCCAGACTTCAAGGCCAAGCCTGGCGAGTTATATCTGGGTGACGTGGAAAAGAACGGCTATGTTTTGATCGAGCCGAACGTGAAGCAGGACTTCTGGATAGGCAAGAACAAGGATTGGGGGCTGGATAACTGGAAAGCCCTTGTATCCAAGCTGGATTGTGACTGGCGGCAGATCGGTACGGATAAGTTTCTGGACAAGCAGCACGCACTCAGGACAAAAACCTTCATGCAGGCGGCAAGGGTGCTTGCAGGAGCAAAGCTCTTAATCACTACAGACGGGGCCTTACATCATGCAGCGGCTGCCCTCGGCGTGCCTTCGATTGTGTTGTGGGGTGGCGTGGCTCATCCGCGCAATCTTGGCTATGACACTCATATCAACCTGCATCATGGTGATGAGCCTTGCGGGTCTCATTCAAAGAAGTGCGAACACTGCCAGAAAGCTATGGCTGTAGAGGAAGTCCTAGAAGCCTATGAAAGAAGTCAACGGGATTTGGTTGCCGGATCACGAAAGCCATCTGGAGCAGTACGCAAAGGCCGGCGAGTACGGCAGATGGACGTATCAGGGGCACAAGCTACTGGAAGCCCTTAAGTGGGTGAACGGTATTGAATTAGCGATTGATGTAGGCGGGCATTGCGGGCTGTGGTCGAAAGAGCTAGTCAAGATATTCGATAACGTCGTGGCCTTTGAGCCAGTCGCCGATCACCGAGCCTGCTACGTGAAAAACGTCAAGGCCGACAACTACACACTGCATCCCGTAGCCCTTGGCGACAAGGAAGACTTTATCTCTATCCATACCTCTATCGGTTCGTCCGGTGATTCATGGGTGGATGGCAAGGGTGATATCCCGGTCAAGCTGCTGGATACCTACAACCTTAATCCCGACTTCATCAAACTCGACTGTGAAGGCTTTGAATACTTCGCGCTCAAGGGTGGGGAAGAGATGCTGAAGCGCAGTAAGCCTTGTGTGATTGTCGAGCAGAAGCCTGGCAGGGCAAAGAAGTTCGGATTGAAAGACACGCAGGCTGTCACCTATCTGGAATCGTTGGGCGCAAAGCTACGCAAGGAAATCTCTGGTGATTTCATCCTCAGTTGGGAAGATTGACACCAGATCAAAGAGCGAACAGCGAGAGAGAGTCCGCAAGCAGATACGGGCCGATGTGCCCGTTTTTTTTGGGTTCGACCAGATAGACAACCTGAAGGCATTAAAGGCCAAAGGCGAACCATTCCTCTATGTAGACCATGCCTACTTTGACAGGGGCTACGAGCGAGGCAATTTCAGGGCGGTGTATTGCAACATCCACCAGACCCAAGAATTGGATTTACCGGACGACAGGCGCAAGCAGTTCGGGGTGAAGTTGAGGGATTGGCAGGAATGGCCTGATGGCAGAGTGGTATTCATCCCTAGCCCAAAGAACCCTACGGATTACCACAAAGAACACAAGTGGAACGATGACGCAATAGACCTTCTGGTGAAGAAGACCAGGAGAGAGATATACGTCAAGAGCCAGAAGACCAAGGGTCTAGGGGATTCGATACACAAGGCATGGGCATTGGTATCCCATTGTTCTGTAGCTGCGGTAGAGGCTGCTTGCCACGGTATTCCTGTAGTGACTTCAAGACATAACCCTGCGGCTCCTATCTCTGTGGATCTGGAGCACATAGAAAGCCCCATTCGCCCTGATCGGGACAAGTGGGTGAACACCCTTACCTATTCGCAATTCACGCTGCAAGAGCTTAGCGATGGCTCAGCATGGCAGATCATTAAGGAAATGAACCGACTATGAGCATCACTAACTATACCGAGCTGCAAACAGCGGTGGCTAGCTGGCTGTCTCGTGCAGATTTGACGAGCATCATCCCAGACTTCATCGCCTTGGCAGAGGCCAAGTTCCAGCGTGAACTACGCACCCGCAACATGGAAGCCATTGTGTCTATCACGCCTAGTTCCGGCGTGTGTGCATTGCCTGCTGACTTCCTGCAAGCGCGAAGGGTGTACGTGAACGCAGATGAGCCGTATGAGCTTGAGTATCTGACACCTGAGAACTTCTACCTGAAGTATCCGGTGCTTACTACCTGGTCGGTCGGGCCTAGCCGTTATTACACGATTCAAGGCTCTAATCTGTACCTATCAGACATTGCGAGCGGGAATGACATTAGCTTGCTGTACTACCAAGAAATCCCTGATTTAGCGACGAATAGCACCAATTGGCTGCTGACCAATCACCCGGATTTGTACTTGTATGGCGCGTTGTTTGAATCGACCAACAAGACCAAAAACCGCGAAGACCGCGCCTTCTTTACTGAGGCCATGAATGTGGTATTGGGCCAGATTGCCAAATCCGACAAGCACGGCAAGTTCTCCGGCTCGGCGATGCGAGTTATCTCAGCATGAAGCTGTTAGGGTACGCACCAGACCTTGATGAGACTATCGAGGGGGTCATTACCGATTGCGAAGCCTTCATCCCTACTGAAAAGGGCATGCAAGCCGCACCATCTGCACAGGATGGCGGAACCGATGCTCTCGCTGCGGCATGTCTTGGCGCTGCTTCGGTACGTAAACTAGATAACTCCTTC